GCTTGAAGAGGTTGTGCAGTTATCTATCTTTGACAGCACATCATCCTGATATATACCAGAATGTGCATAATGTTATAGTCCGCACTAACTCATTCAAGAGATACCTTCATTCACCTTCAAATCCTAAGGGAGTGAAGTTGCCTACTTACCAGAAAGTTGTTGCCGACTGGTACAAGCCTGATGCCCATTTTCCAGAAAATATGGTCGATGAGGTCGTTGAAACTTTTAAGTCAGATGGAACATTGCTGACTTATGGTAATTTGAGCCCTGTTGATAGCATTTTAGGTGCATTAGCGTTGGTTCCAGATTTTGTCAACCCTGCTATTTTTAACATGGGTTATTTGACTGCTTTGCAAAGTAAACTCTTTAAAACAGTTTCTTGGCCCGTGCAGTTAATAGCCTTGGCAAACTCAGCAGCTGGTTCTGCGGAACTGTCTTATATTTTACGCAAGACAGTATACGAATTTCTGGACCCTTCTATTTGTTGCCATATAGACACAGATGTCAACACAACCTCTTTATTGGTTCGACATTGGTTGTTCTTGTGGTACAAATCCGTTTTCCCAAAATTGATGAAGGATGTGCCTATTGCTGCTTTTGCACGCAAAGTGGCTCAAGTCCAATTTGCCATGAATGGCGTCATGCAATTTGAAGGTAGACGGTGGGGTTTATATTTCGTGGACATATTTGTCCTAAGTTTGCTAAATTATATTTCTGTGCCAGATTTTTGCCCTTGGTTGCTGAAAATTGGCTTGCCTGATGTTAACAAGCTTAGTGAGCAATTGACTTTCTGGTTGCAGAGTAAGTTTTGGAGTTCTTTGCCACCTAATTATGCGGATGTCACTCCACATGTTCGGTCAATCACTCCCGGGAAGACTATTGTCATTAGTGCTCCCACAGGTTCTGGTAAGAGTACAGCACTTATTAAACACTTTAAACTGATTGTGGGTCATGAATATTCAAAGATAATTGTCATTGAACCAAGGTCTTCTATAGTAAAAACTGTAGTGCCTTATGTTAACATGGCTTTATCAATGGATGCTTCTGGTTCCACCTCAGGCATGGTTCTTGATCAAGACAGACCTGTTTGGTATGTCACTGCTCAGGAATTCCTCCTCCACCCGTCATGGTATGGGAACAAGAGAGGAAAAGTGTTAATAGTGCTAGATGAATGTCATGTGTCCGAGCCTGCCTATGACCTGGTTAAGGACATATTGCACAAATCTGCTCTCCCCAGTATTTGGCTTAGTGCCACTCCTAGCTTCAGTGATCTTGCTGGAAGGGACATCATCGACATACCTTTGGTCAGTGCTCGTTTGTACAACGTTCACATTTCCAATGTGCCTCGTGAAGATGTCCTCACTAAAGCTGATTTTACACGCCAGTATATCTCTGAAGTTATGGCTTCTATTTATAGCAGACCACAAATGTCTGTCATTTTGGTGTTTTGCACTACTCTTGGTTTGTGCCACCAGATGTCAGAAATGTGTCCCAGGAAAAATTTTGTGCTTTCTTCTGGCACAAATGTGTTCCCTGATATGTCTGCTGGAACAGTAATTTTCTCCACTAGCGTTGCAGATGTTGGTTTGACACTGCCCAATGTGGATTATGTCATTACTTCTGATATTGGTTTTACGGTATTGCATACTTTGGATGAAACTAAAGAAGCCTACTACCGCTTGACTGAATCAGATTTGCTACAAAGAGCCGGGAGAACGGGCAGGACTAACCACGGGTCTTGCACCATTTTTAGAACCCCTCGGGCCCGTTTTGTAGCTGACATAAATGATTTAAAAGGGAAGACTGGAGTCTTCGATTTAATTGCTTCTGGCATCCCTTTGGACGCAATAGTGTCCTTGAGGAAGCCAGAACTTATAAAGTTGTTGGGATTAGAAGATTTGCCCGAGCAACGAGCTCACGCTACTCTCGAGCATTCCTTATCTCAATTACAGCTTTACAGAAGCAATCTTGAGCCACTTCTAAACGAACGGGCTAGATTGCTAGACATTGGCACTAATGACGGCAGGCCAGCTGTCATCATAGATAATGCAAGAATGGGACTGTTGCGCAGCACCACTAACATATCAACTTCTGACTTGATAGTCAGTTTAGTGAATGTTGTTAAACATCTTGGGCTCCGAGCAACTTCGGACCCAGATGAGGCTGCTGCTCATGAAAATTCCATAAGGCAGTATTCTGCCAACCTATTGGGGAACATCAAATCTAAAATCCCATTCCCTGACCCTGACCTAGGGGAATGGGGGATGGAACCTGAACAAGCAGATGATTCCCAATAGGACCACATTTTAGAGCAAACCACCTGAATGAGTGCTCCAGAAATATGTAATGCATATCGTGGC